AAGGCCACACCGTTAGAGGTGGTCATAAGCGCCCGACTAAATCTGGTGCAGGTATGACCAAGAAGGGTGTGGCTAAATACCGTAAGGACAACCCCGGCTCTAAACTTAAGACAGCCGTTACTGGTAAGGTAAAGAAAGGCAGTAAAGATGCAAAGCGGCGTAAGTCGTTTTGTGCGCGTTCTGCTGGTCAGATGAAAAAATTTCCAAAAGCAGCTAAGAACCCTAATTCTAGGTTGCGTCAAGCTAGAAAACGGTGGAAGTGTTAATGCCTAGTAAAACGAAGAAACAAGCAAAATTTATGGCGGCAGTAGCTAATAGTCCTAAGTTTGCTAAGAAAGCGGGAGTCCCACAAAGTGTGGGTAAAGAGTTTGCTAAAGCAGACAAAGGTAAAACTTTTAAGGAGGGCGGTATGCCTAGTTATTTTAATAGTAGCAAAAAGAAACCCGGTAAAGCAGTTAAAAAGTATGCTGGGGGTGGTAGAGCACACGATAAAAAAGTTATTCGTAATCTGGATGATGAAATCTATCGGATTCGTAACAGAACAGGTAGTAACACTGATGCTGAACGAAGACGTATAAACCGGGAAAAAGACTTTGAAAAGAACAGGTTAGGTGGTATGGCTGCTGGTGGTAAAGTTAAAAAGCAGGGATACAATGACCGGCTAGACGAGTCTCTAGGTGCTAGGAACGGTAAGAAGTCTCAAAGCCTTAAATCTCGTAGAGATGAAAGCAAGGGCATGGAGAAGTCTATGGGTAAAGGCGCGTATTCAGGTGCTTCTACTATGATGGCAAAAGGCGGTAAAGTAGGTAAAAAGTCTGCTAGACGCGGAGATGGCCCAATTTTGCAACGTGGATTTACACGCGGTGGTATGGTTTAACTAGTTGATATTTGAGGAGATAGACTATGGTTGGCTTATTTGGCAGACCTGATCCGGGCGAAACACTTGCCCCTAAAGCAAAACCTAAAGCGGAACCTAAGAAAGCTGCTCCTAAAAAGGCGGCAAAGAAAAAAGCTAAGTGAGGTAACTTGCATGATGAAGTGTCGAGGCATGGGAGCAATAAGCCCAGACAAGATGCCGAAGAAAAGCAGGAAACTTAAAAAGGGTGGCTGGATTCAAAAGGCTATAAAAAAACCCGGTGCGTTGCGTAAAGAGTTAGGAGTAAAAGCAGGTGAAAAAATACCAGCTAAAACGCTTAATGCTGCTGCCAAAGAACCGGGAAAGCTAGGGCAACGTGCGCGTTTAGCTAAGACTTTAAGAGGTATGGCTTAGATGATGAAGTGTCGAGGCATGGGTAGGATTAAACCTATTGCTTTAAAAAAAGGAGGCACTACTAAAGATGCTTGTTACCGGAAGGTGAAGAAACAATACAAAGTCTTCCCTTCTGCCTATGCGTCAGGTGCTATCGCTAAGTGCAGGAAGAAGAAAGCCCGTGGCCGTTCGTAAGACTAAAAAAGGAGCCGCGTTAAAACGCTGGTTCAAAGAAGATTGGAAAGACGTAAAAACGGGTAAAGCCTGTGGTCGAAAGAAAGGAGATAAACGAGGAACGCCTTATTGTAGACCTACTAAAAGGGTGTCAAGTAAAACACCTAAAACGTCAAAGGAAATGACAGCGGCAGAAAAGAAGTCCCGTATAGCGCAAAAGAAACGTTTGGGCCAACCAGCAGGTAAACCAAGGCGCGTTAAAGCCTTGAAAAGGAAGAAGAAATAATGGCTACATCTGGAACTACAGCATTTACGATGGACTTCACGGAAGTTGCTGAAGAAGCTTTTGAACGTGCTGGGCGTGAGCTTCACTCCGGTTACGATTTAAAAACTGCTAGACGCTCTATGAATTTGCTTACTATAGAGTGGGCTAACCGTGGTGTGAATATGTGGACGATTGATGAAGGGTTTGTAAACCTTGGTCAAGGCACTGCTACTTACAACCTTCCTGCGGATACTATTGATTTACTTGAGCAAGTTATCCGTACTAATGAAGGTAGCACCACGTTACAGACGGACTTAAATCTTTCCCGAATTAGTGTAGATAATTACGCTTCTATCCCCAACAAACTTACGCAAGGCCGACCTATTCAGTGTTGGATAGATAGGCTACGTGACCAACCTACCATTACGGTGTGGCCTATCCCTGACCAAGGTACAATAGTAGACCCTTACTACGTAGTTAGGTATTGGCGATTGCGGCGTATACAAGACGCGGGTGCTGGAGTGCAGACTCCTGATATGCCTTTTAGGTTTTTCCCAGCGTTGGTGGCAGGTTTAGCTTATTACATTGCTACTAAACTGCCTGAAGGGATGGCTAGGTTAGAAATGCTAAAAGCGCAATACGATGAACAATATACATTGGCAGCGGGGGAAGACAGAGAAAAAGCTTCTGAAATGCTTATCCCTCGCCTATATGGGCCTAGATAGCTATGAGCGAAAGATTTGCGTCAGGGCAAAATGCGTTAGCAGAATGTGATGTATGTGGTTTTCAGTACAGGCTACGACAGTTAAAACCACTTGTTATAAAAGCAGTGGTTACGGGCATTAAAGCTTGTCCTGAGTGTTGGAACCCTGACCAGCCACAGTTAATGTTAGGAACGTTCCCTGTGAATGACCCACAGGCAATACGTGACCCAAGACCCGATTTTACAGGTTACCCTGAAAGTCGAGCGCGATTACAACCAGCAGACCCTATCTTTGCTTTTGGGCATGTTGGAGAAGTGTCTATAGTACTTACCACTACGTTAACAGTTACAGTGGCTACAGGCACAAACGTATATGGGACAGGTAATAAGTTTTATATAGATGGCGTGGTAAGCCCTACATTAACTTTGTTTGAAGGGAACACTTATAAATTTGACCAGTCAGCGGGTACAAACGGCACACACCCGTTAAGGTTTTCAACAACCCCGAATGGAACGTGGGGTGGAGGAATAGAGTACACTACCGGAGTAACTACCAGTGGTGTACCGGGAAATGCAGGAGCGTATACGCAAATAACAATAGCTACGGGCGCACCTACGTTACACTATTATTGCTCTGCCCATAGCGGTATGGGTGGACAAGCAAACACACCAACTTGATGAGGTGAAACAATGGGTAAGATTAAAGTTAAAAAGATGCCGGGTGTTAAAGAGTACAACCCCGGTACAAAAGTTAACTCACCAGAGCAGTCTTCTGGGCCAGTTAAAACTAGCGGAATAAAAATACGCGGTGTTGGCGCAGCAACTAAGGGCATTATAGCTCGTGGGCCTATGGCGTAGGGAGTGTTAGGTGAATTACACCGAACTTAAAACCAATATACAGGATATCTGTGAGCAAACGTTTACAGACGACCAGTTGGCTATGTTTACCCAACAGGCAGAACAGTTGATTTTTGCTACGGTGGACATACCTGCTATGCGTAAAAATCAGACAGGTAATATGAGTCTTAATAACAAATACCTGACGATGCCTTCTAATATATTGTATGTGTACTCTCTAGCCGTCATAGATGGGGCTGGGGATTACCATTACCTGCTTAACAAAGACGTTAGTTTTATGCGGGAAGCTTACCCTTTACCTACAGCCACAGGTTTGCCTGTACACTATGGTATATTTGGGCAGACTACTTTTATTTTAGGGCCAACGCCTGATGCGGCGTACCAATCTGAAATTCATTTTGCTGAGTACCCGGATTCTATTGTGACGGCTGGTACTACGTGGTTAGGCACGGAGTTTGATTCTGCGTTGCTTAATGGTGCTTTAGTAGAAGCTATACGGTTCCAAAAAGGCGAACCAGATATGGTGGCTTTGTATGAAAAACTTTATACGCAATCTATGTTGTTACTGCGTAACTTAGGTGCAGGTAGGTTGGAAACAGACACATACCGTTCAGGAGTAGTACGGGTTCCCCCAAATTAGGATAACTTATGATTGGTACAAAAGGCGGCGCAAAGATAGGAATAGCAACAGCGACTATGATTTCGGGCCGGGGGTTCACCCCTGAAGAACTTGCAGAGCAAGCCGTGAACGAAGTGATATCTATAGGCAGTAACTCACACCCTGTTATACAGGCGCAAGCAGAAGCATTTAGAGAAGACATCAGAGGCGTAATGACCAATTATTTACGTCAGGCTGTAGCTTCTCATAATACGACATTAACCAACCGTTTTACGGATGCTGGGCATCCAGAACTAGTGAAACTATTAGAGGTCTAATATGGCAATTACAATCTCAACTGCAATGCCCACATCGTTTAAAGTTGAACTGATGAAGGGTTTACATAACTTCAGCGCAGGGAGCACTACGTTTAAGCTGGCGCTTCTAACAGCTACTGCCTCCGGTAGTGGTACATACGGTGCAGCTACTACCAACTACAGTGATGTTACTGGCAACAGTGATGAGCTATCGGGTACAGGGTATACCACAGGGGGTAAGCTTCTTACTTCTGTCACGCCTACAGCCGATGGTACAACAGCGATTACTAATTTCAGTGCAGTAACGTGGACTTCCTCTTCGTTTACAACGTGTGGAGGGTTGATTTACGACACGACTGATTCTAACTCTGCGTGTGCGGTGTTGAGTTTTGGTGGGGATCAAACGGTAAGTACGGGTGATTTCCAAATCCAGTTCCCTGCTGCTGCGGCTGCTACTGCGATTATTCGTATAGCGTAATAGGCCACTACCATGAGTGGATGGGGTCAACGACCTTGGGGTCACAATAGGTGGGGTGGTCAAGCCTCTACTCTTGTAGACCTCGGTGCAACTTGGGGTGCGCGTGGTTGGGGTACAGGCGCGTGGGGTGCTAATGGCATTTCCGTAGTCGGTACAGGGGCTGTCGGTACTGTCTCTGTAAACTATACCGCCAACGTTACTCCTACGGGAGTAGAAGGTACAGGCGCAGTAGGTACAGTAGTACTGAACTACACCGGGTTGGTTAGACCCACAGGCGTTGAAGGCACAGGTTCTATAGGTAGTGTATCCATTGTACCAAGCTTCAGTTTAACTGGGGTACAAGGGGTAGGCGCAGTAAACGGTGTTAGTACTAACACTAGCGAAAATATTGTACTTAACGGTATAAGCGGAACCGGATCAGTAGGTACAGTCACCTTCAGTATTGGTAGCGTATTTACTATTCCTAATGGGGTAGCCGGTACAGGTGCTGTTGGTACAGTAACCCCAGCTTACGATTGGTCGTACACGGTTACCGGAGTAGAAGGTACTGGAGCTGTCGAAGCAGCTACGCCTTTGGTAATAGTTACTCCTACTGGAGTAGGCGCAGTTGGGGCTGTTGGTACGGTTACAGCAAGCTTCAGTAGTATTGCATACCCCAACGGGGTAGTAGGCACAGGAGCCATAGGCACTGTTTCAATTAAAGGTTGGAGTTCGATAGACGTTACACAGACACCAAATTGGATTAATATTAGTTCACCTCAAACCCCTAACTGGGTGGATATAGATACTGACAAAGCGGCATAGGACTTAATTATGGCAACTTATGTAAACAACTTACGATTAAAAGAAATTACTACGGGAGATGAGGACGGTACGTGGGGAACCAGTACCAATACGAACCTGGAACTCATTACCGATGCGTTAGGGTACGGCACTAAACAATTTGCGGCTGACTCTAATGAAACGTTCACTATTCCCGATGCTACAGCCGATGGCGCACGAGCCTTGTACTTGAAGTTTACTTCGGCTGTTTCTCTCACTGGTACACGAACTGCCACACTTGGCCCTAATACGGTAAGTAAGATGTGGATGATTGAGAACGCTACTACTGGTGGGCAATCAATCGCTATTAAGCAGGGTTCAGGTGCAGAAATCACCATAGGAACTGGAGAAAAAGTATTTGTATACACTGATGGTGCAGGTACGGGGGCAGCGGTATTTAATGCTAATCCTACTGAAGCAGGGGCAGGTACGGTTAGTTCTGTAGATGTTTCTGGGGGTTCAACAGGGTTAAGTTATAGCGGTGGCCCAATAACCTCGTCAGGCACAATCACTATGGCGGGAACCCTAGTAGTAGCCAATGGTGGTACGGGGCTTACTAGTTTAGTCAATGCAGATATAGCTTCGGCAACGACTGTAGACCTTACTAGCGCAACGGGTAATGTAGCAGTAATTACAGGAACAGTTACTACGACTGCATTTACCATGACTAAAGGCCAGCAGATGGTACTCATAGCTGCTGCCGCATGGCCCATGACCTTTAACGCTACTACGTGCAACATTAATGGTGGTGCTAGTTATACCTGTGCCGCAGGGGATAGGATTTATATAACTAAAGATGACGATGATGTTATCCGGGTTTCAGTAACAAAACAGGATGGAACATCAGTTGTAACTGGAGGCCAACCTGATCCTACGCTTACTGGGGTAAGTATGCCCACTATTACATCAGGTCAGTTTATTGTGGCAACCGCAGGTAGTATTACATTGACCTTACCTGCTGGCCCATCGGCGGGTGATTTTGTCATTGTGAAAGATGGAACCGGAGCCGCTGCTACCACTAGCTTTTCAGTAGCGCGTAATGGCAGCAATATAGCTAGTTCAGCTACTGATTTGACCTTTGACAAGAACTTCGCTGAAATAACAATGACCTACATAAACGGAAGCATTGGTTGGAGCGTATAAATGACGAATTTAGCCGATCTGCTGCCAGCAGGTGGCGGTCAAAACAACACAGACTTTGTAGCTGACGGAAACGTATCGGCGGGTGCGCCTGTCGTTCTCACAGCAGCGGGGAAGGCTGCTCCTGTTAGTGGCTCCTCTGCTTCATTGGGCAGTGAATATGTATTTGAGTCAGCACGAAGTCAATACATTGGCACTTGCTTTATGGGCGCATCAGATAATGTAGTAATAACGACCTACCGAGACAATGCTAATTCAGGGTATGGCACAGCAGTCGTAGCCCAAATTTATAGTAACGGCCTTGTTTCGTATGGAACTCCCGTAGTTTTCAGCTCATCAAGCACTTTTTATACGGATTGTGCGTGGGATGAAAGCCAACACAAAATTCTTGTAGTATTTCAGAATAATGGTCTTTCGTCATACGGCCAAGGGTGTATAGGCACTGTTTCAGGAACTTCTATCTCGTTCACTACGCCGACAAGTTTTAGATCGGCTGCGGTTAATTATGTCAAGTGCGCCTACGATGCCTCTGACAATACAACGGTTGTAGCTTACCAAGACCAAGGTACATCAAGTTACGGGGCTACCGTCACAGCATCCATCAGTGGGTCTAGTATTACTTGGTCATCCGTGGTTCTTTTTAACGGCGTGAACACGGTTAGCCATATTGATATAAGTTACGATTCCACGGCACAAAAATGCGTGGTGGCTTACAGTCTTGCAAGCAATGGGGGTTATGCAACTGTTTTGACTACAAGCAGTGGTGCAGTAAGTGCGGCTATGAGAGTTCAATTTAGTAGCAACACAATTTCTTACACTGGTTGTTCTTATGATTCAACAGCCAATAAAACCGTTTTTGTTTATTCAGATGATACAACAAGTATAGGTTACGCTATTGTCGCCACGGTAAGTGGGACTACGACAACTTACGGGGCAGCAGCGCAGTTTCTGGCTTCTACTTGGCATATGGATGTGTCTTACAACTCTTACGCAAATAAGTCAGTCATTGCTTACGGAGATCAAGGCGATGGTTATGATTTAAAACTTGTTGAGGCTACTGTTGCAGGAACGAGTATTAGTTTTAGTAGTGCATTGACACTAAACACCAATAGCACTAATTATGCTTCAACGTGTCCTTCTGTGTATGGTAGCGTTTATAAAACTTACATTGCGGGTGATGACGAAGTAAGTAATGAGGGGGTTGGCTACGCTTATGAACCTTCATCTTCAACCCTCACCTCAACCAACCTCTTAGGTCTTGCCCCAGAAGCCATCAGCGACACAGCGACAGGCACGATAAACACTTGGGGTAGTCGGTGTGAAAATTCTAGTTTTTTAGGTTCGGCGTTGTCAGCAGGTTCTCTTGTAGCTTTTGAAACAGGTGGTTCGCCAAGCGCCTTGTCAGGAGTGGCTTTTGACGCTAATGCAGGAAAAATGGTAATAGCTTATACCTATGGTTTAAATGGATATGCAATAGTAGGAACGGTGAGCGGAACCAGTGCTAGTTACGGTACTGCTGTAATTTTCCAAGCATCAGCCGCCGTATACAGTGTAAATGCAGCTTATGACGCTAACGCCCAAAAGGTAGTTATCATATACACGGATGGGTCTAACTCAGACTATCCGACAGCTATTGTAGGGACAGTTTCTGGAACTTCTATTAGTTTTGGAACTAAAGTTGCATTTTTAAGTTCTGGTGCTGCGGGTGACCCTATGTCGATTGCCTATGATGCAAATGCACAGAAGGTAGTTATTGGTTTTAGAGATACGTCAAATTCAAATTATGGTACAGGCATTGTAGGAACTGTTTCTGGAACTTCTATTTCATTCGGAACTAAAACGGCTTTTAACAGTTCAGCAACACTCGAATTTACTACTGTTTACGATAGTGACGCTCAAAAAGTAGCTATTGGTTACCGCGATGCAGGTAATTCATCTTACGGTACGGCTGTTGTGGGAACAGTAAGTGGTACTTCTATTAGTTTCGGTTCTCCTCAAGTTTTTCTTAGCGCACAAACAGATAATATGGGTGGTTGTTTTGACTCTACGAACAACAAAGTAGTGTTTTGTTACAGGGATACTGGAAACTCTAATTACGGCACTGCGATTGTGGGGACGATAAGCGGAACTAGCATTAGTTTTGGTTCTTCTGCGGTGTATAACAACGGCGGTTCTACGAGTTACAACAACGCTTCTTATGACGCTGGCGCGGGGAAAGTAATAATTTCTTACGCGCAAGGCAATGCCGCCACCATAGCGGGCACAGTTTCTGGAACTTCTATCTCTTTTGATACAGCGGTAGTGTTAGATGCTGGGGGAGGTATGGGTGAAGTAGGTCAGGCTTATGATTCGACTAATGCCAAAACCTTAATAGCTTTTCAAAGTGCGGGTAATAGTTATCACGGTTATTCAGCTACAGCGACTTATGGCGATTTACCTTTAACCGTAACCTCTGACTACTACGTTCAAACGGACGGGACAATATCTACGACAAGCACAAGCCCTGCACAACTCATTGGTAAAGCAATAAAGACAAACCAAATTAATATCAAGGATTACACAGGATGACAAATTTAAGCGATCTGTTTCCTGCGGGAGCGGGGAAGCAAGTAAGTTTCACGGCAAGTGGTAACGTCACCTCGTCAGGTAAGCCTGTGGTATTGAATAGCGATGGGACAGTGAGTGAGGTGAGTGGCTCAACAGCAGTAACAGGAGCAGCAGCGACTTTTGAAAGTGCTACAACGCAAGAAACTGCCGCTGTATACGACTCTAACAGTAACAAAGTAGTGGTTGTTTATCGTGATGATGGTAACTCTTATTATGCCACATCGGTAGTTGGAACTATTACGGGAGGTAGCACAAATACAGTAAGTTGGGGAACTCCCGTAGTTATTGTGTCTTATGGGTGTAACGCTTTCGCTCCTGTATTTCAGTCTCACGATAATCAGATTGTATTAGGTTTTCAAGCGTTTGGTGGATCGTATTACAGTAGAATTCAAGTGATAGCAGGTGAGGTAAACGGCACTTCAATGGATTGGTATTCTTCAGGCGCTCACGATCCTGATGGCTCAAGTGGAGTAGCTTATATTTCAGCGGCTTATGACTCTAACGCACAGAAAACAGTATTAGTGTGGGTAAAATCCAGTGCAACTACGGAATCTTGCGTTGTATCAGTGAGTGGTACAGGTACAAGTGCCAATGCAACTACTGGTACGGTGGTGCAAGTCAATGGTGGGGGCGATGCTAGAAGTACAAGTTGTTGCTTTGATTCTAACTCTAACAAAATGGTGGTTCTTTTTAACAAGGTACATGACTCCTACAAAGGCTTTGGTCGTGTAGGGACAGTTTCTGGAACGAGTATCAGCTACGGTACAGAAGCTCAATTCATGTCCGGTAAGCAGCCTCTTAACATCGGTTCAGCCTTTGATACTTCCGTCAACAAAGTTGTTATTACAGGGGCGGATAACGCCAACAATTCGCAAGGAGATTGTTGTCTTGGAACGGTTAGTGGTACGGATATTACTTATTCAACTCCAGTGGTGTTTTCTACAGGTAACGGGAGCGGTGTAGGTAATTTAGCTAGTGCTCAAATGCCTACCATATATAACCCTGATGCTAACAAAACTTTTGTAGCTTATTTTAATATTGGTGATAACTACGCAGGTGAATACGTTGAAGGCACTGTCTCAGGCTCAACTATTAGTTTTGGTTCAGCTACTACTTTTGAACAAGGGGTCAGTGGGCAAATCGGAGCAAACTACATTGGCGCGGCTTACGATGCCAACGTAGACCGTTTTCTTGTTTCGTTTGTACCCTACGCAACTGGCCCGTACTATGGGCAGGGCCGTGTTATTCAAGTCGGTTCAACAAACCTCACCTCAACAAATTTCCTTGGCATATCAGACGCAGCCATCTCAAGCGCAGCCAGTGGGAATATAACAATCAAAGGCGGCATTGCAGCCACAGGTCTAAGCTCGTTAACTCCTGCAAGCGATTACTATGTGCAGGACGATGGGACAATAACGACTGTGAGTAGCAGCGTCAAAGCGGGTAAAGCTCTGTCAGCCACAGCAATTAATCTGGAGTATCAATCGTGAGCAATTTATCTGATCTACTCCCCGCAGGAGCGGCAGCAAAACAACTGACCTTTACTGACAGCGGTAGTGGAATATCTTCAAAAGCGCCAGTAGTGCTTAATAGCGATGGAACTGTTAGTGCGGTTTCTAATACAGCAGCGGGTGGGGGAACTGCTACACTTTTTAATGCAGCCACTAGCTTAGATTATAACGCTATTGTTTATGATTCAGCTAATAACAAAATGGTTATATTTTATCAAGATGGGGGTAACAGTTACTACGGAACGGCTATTGTCGGAACTGTCAGTGGAACTAGCATCAGCTATGGATCACCTGTTGTTTTCAATAGCGCCTCGACTAGTTATATAAATGCCACTTACGATCCTGATACCTCACAGACTGTGACTGTGTATAGAGACAGCACCACTTACGGAGCGGCTATTGTGGGGTCGGTTTCAGGAACAAGTATTTCATTCGGTTCGGAAGCGGTTTATGCGTCAGTTAATGCGTATTACCACAATGTAACTTATGACACTACCAACGATAAAGTTGTCATTGCTTATATGGATGCACCTAGTGGTTCGTATGGAAAATCTATTATCGGGACAGTTTCAGGAACAAGTATAAGCTATGGGTCGGCAACTACGTTTGAGTCAGGTAGCACCAGCTTCATTGGTATTTGCTATGACTCTTCTAATGATCGTACAGTCATATCGTATCAAGATGGTGACGACAGTTATAAAGGTAAAGCCGTTGTAGGAACAACTTCGGGGACAAGTATTAGTTTTGGCAGTGCTGTAACTTTTGATTCTGGCTCCGTTTATGAGACAGCCGCAGCTTTTGATACGGGTGTTAACCGAGTTTTAATAGCTTACCGTTTAAGTGGTTCTGGGGGTGTAGCTGTTGCGGGAGAAGTTTCTGGGACGAGTATTACCTTTGGTGGCACAGTGCTGATTACAAGTGAGCCGTTATATATTATGGGTATTGCTTTTGATGCTAATGCTGGAAAAACAATTATACCTTACAACACACCGAGTAACACGGCGGCTTATCGACTAGCATCAATTAGTGGAACAACTACCACTTTGGATAGTGAAGTGGCTTTTAACGCTCCTGCACAGCCTAAGTATCCGTTTGTTGCTTATAACAGTACCGAGAAAGTAGACGTTATTACCTTCTACAACAATTTAGATAATTACGGCTATTCAACTGTTGTACAAGTAGCAGACGTTACCAACGCCCAAGACTTCGTAGGCGTAGCCGACAGCGCAATATCAGCTTCTGCTGCGGGTAGCATAATCGTGCAGGGTGGTACGGTTAGTGGGCCTACTGCTGATGTGGTTATTGCAGAAAGTGTAAGTGATCCTATTCTTTTCGCGCAAGATGCGGCGGGGAACGGCGCTGTTGCTGCAATGGCATCAGCAACAGGCAGTAGTAACATTTTAATAGCTTATTATGTTAATGATGGGGTAACTCTCGGCGCAAGAGCTAATGCGGGAACAATTACTTCTGGCAGTATAAGTTATGGAAGCTCTGCTGTAATTGGCATGGCTACATCAACCATTTATTACTATGCCATTGCTAACACAAGCAGCAACAACAAGTTTGTTGTATTTTGGCAAGACCAAGCCGATAGTTATATTTATGGGGCAGTGGTAACTCTAACAGGAAATTCAATTTCTTATGGAGGAACTACCACTATTTACAGTTCAGCCGTCATAAATAATTACGATACTTTTAATGCTACTTATGATCCAGACACCGATAGAGTTATTTTGGCGGTATGTGACAATAGCGATACTTATGCGTATAGCATTGTTATTGAAATTGGATCAACCACTATTGATACTGTGGGAACACCAGAAAAAATAGATAGTTCTTCCGCAGCTAATGGATATGCTAAAAAGCTTGACCTGTGTTATGACACGACCGAAAACAAAGTTATAGCTACTTATATAAATGTAGGTGGAGGGGGTAGTTATTATTTGAGAGTTGCCGCAGGAACAGTGACAGGTGCGGCTACCAATTCTATTACTTGGGGTTCTAGTTCAGTTGTTTATGCGGGAGATGTGACGTATCCACGATGTGCTTATAACGCCACAGACCAAAGAGTAGTTATTGTTTATAAGCAAGTAGCAGACGCTAAAGGTTATTCTTCTGTAGCGACCGTTTCTGGTACAACAGTGACAGCAAATACTCCGAGTGTTATGTATGACCCATCATCAACAGGTGGTTGGACTATTTATTACACCTCTGTTGCACATGATTCTT